TCAATCATCGTGGTCTCCTTAGGTTGTTGACTGAAACGACCAGAAGAAGCGTAGCGAGCAGTGCAACCACCATCAGATTCCCTTCAGTTCACACAGCATGGTGGAACGCTCTGGCTCTGGCAGGCTTGCAGCAAACTTCTCAGCCCTCCTGATGCGCTTCTTCAGTTCCTCCACCAGATCATCAGCCTTCTCAATGCGCTTCTTCAGGTTTGCCACGTTCTCGTCCAAGTCATTGATTTGAGCCCGAAGGACGTTGATTGCGCTGCTCTTGAACTCCAGAAGTTCTTCCTGCATCTTCATGATGCGAGTCAATGTGCATGATGGACAGACCTGCTCACTGCTCCATCCGTGTGGACAGTCTGGTGTGTTGCGGATGCTCATTCTGCCACCAATCGGAGGACTCGTGCGCCAGCCTTTGGCTTGGTGAACTGCGCCGCCAAGTCTGGGTGGGCTTCCTTGAATGCCTTCGCATCAAATGCGTCGGATGCCTTGTTGGACTTGTAGGTGTAGAGGATTTCCCCTTCGTAGGCGACAGCCTGCGCTGAGCCGATGACCTGCTCCATCTGCGCCCGGAGGCGCTTCAGTTCGGACTCGGCATCCTCGGCAATCTGCTTCTGCGCCTTGTATTCCTTATACAGACCAAGCACGATGTCATCAGCCTCTTTGACCTCATCGGTGCTTTCGGGATACAGCACCTTCAGAGCGTCCAAGTCGTTTCCCAAAGCCACCGGCTCGATGTCTGACTGGATGTGCTGCCAGAACTCTGCCTCGGTCTTGACCAAGTGATCAAGTTCCTCGGTGGTGTAGGCCACATCACGAGTCACGATGCCACGTCCACCAATCAGGCACACGAACGTCACGTCCTTGATGCTGGTGATGCTGGCGTAGTGCTTTCCCTGACTGAGATAGGTCAAGGGGACTGAGTTGTCAGCCCACGCCTCTGCGTTGCCACGACCAGACAGCCCGGTGGTCTTCACCTCAAGGATGCGAACGATGTTGGCTGGTGGGAACTTGCCATCATGGTCATTGACCTTGCCAAGTTCCAGCCCGTCCACATTGGCATCAGTCACTCGACAGACGAAGAAGTCCACGTTTGCCAACTGCCACTCGTGCGCACCTTGCAGCAGCACAGGCCACGCAACGACTGCCAAGCCTTGATCAGCAATGGTCTGTGCGTAGATTTCGGCAACAGGTCGCTCAAACGCTTGACCGAGTTTGGTGGCTTCGTTCCCCTTGAAGGTGTCAAATGCCCTCCCGGTGCGCTCCAGCCAGAACTGCAGCCGAGACTTGTATGGGTTGATGCCTTCAATGGTTCCAGCATCGGAACCGCCGATTCCCTTGCTTCTTGCTTCCAGCCATTCCTCGTGTGTGAGGATGTCTGTTCTTGTCACTACTTTCATTGTCCCTCCTCAGGGTTGTTGGTTGATACTGCGACACTACTGCTCTGGTGTGACATGACCGCTCCGCACTTGCAGCACTCAGCGATGAAGGTCTCATCGCCATTTGCCCAGAAGGGATTGGTCAGACGGTTCTGGTGGTCTTGGCAATACCAAGCGACTGCGCCATCCTTATTCCAGCGATAGTAAGCGGTGGGCTGAGTTGTGATCGTGGCGTTCATTATGCCTCCACCACAATCTTGAAGTTGCGGTCAAGCCATGCCATCACCTGCGCCTGAGCCTCGCCCATGTTCTTGTGATCCTTGCGACGAGTTGCCTTACGGTGGCGAGCGCAGATGATTGCTCGGTGGAACACATCGTCGGTGATGCTTGCCCTGAACTCGTAGTTGACTGGCTGCCCGGTCACCTTGTCAATCACCAGCGAACGGTCTACAGTCCACTTCCACTTCAGACTAGGGAACATCTGACCTTTGCTTTGCTCAACCCAGATGCCTGCTTCGCTTGCCTTGATTACTGCTTCCATTTGTCCTCCTCAGGAACTTACTTCATCACCACTTGGCGATGACTCAAGTATATGTCCAACTGGTGGACACTTGTCAAGTCATTTCGCAAAGATTTTTTTGATGCCTAAAACCCTTGTAATCATTGGGGTTTAGACGAAGAATCGCATCTGCGACTCAAAGTTTCTTTCCTCGGTGTCCTCGGCAATGAGCCCTAAGTCGGACACCTCGAACTCCTGCACACGATCCTTTGGGTAGGGGAGAACTTTGTTGCGCTCCTCAAACAGTCGGCGCAGCATCTTGGTCTCTCTGTTGTCCTTGCCCATGACAATCGCATACTTGTGTTTGCTCGGCACTTGCACACGCTGCGCTCCGGCTTGCTTCTCTTTGCTCGCTCGCTTCAACGCAGTCGCAACATCGTCCGGGATGTTCTCCCATCGCATGGATGTGTCATCGCACCAGTTCGGTTGCCACACGATGTCGAGTTCCTTCGCATAGCGTCGGTAAGCGGAACGCTGTCGGAAGTATCTGTCGGACACGACCTTCCCGGTGTATGGGTTGATGAAGCGTTCGCTCGCTCCTGAGTTCTGTCCGAGGTAGTAGAAGTTGCAGGCTTGGTAGATGGTTCCGAGTTCACGAGCCATCGGGTCGGAGTAGGCAGTGAACAACTTGAACTGCGTGTTGCTCGCCATCCACTTCACACACCACATCAGGAATGCGGAGGCGAGGTTCTTCGGGCTCCACGAGATGCAGGCTCCTCGGCTGATGAGTCGCTCCAGTTGTGGCGTGTCTTCTCCCATCAACTTGGAGAACGAGTTCGGCAGGTTCATCAGGATCACGCCAGCCAGCACGGTGTCGTGATACGCACCAAACCAGTGCGTGGTGTATTGCGACAGGTTGCCCAGCCACTCGTGGCGCTTGATGAACTCCGTTGCCTCACGCCGACCAATCTCGTCGGTGATGGGTCTGAACACGAAGTCCTTGACCGTCAGCGCCTCAACGTAGTCACGAGTGAACCCGGACATCTGCAGGTCAAGTTCGGAATTGCGAAGGCGTATCTCATACTGCCAGCAGTGCTGTTTGTCGTAGCGACGGAGTTCAGCGAACTTGCTCACGTTGCCACTCGGATGCTCGCCAGAAGGCTCCTGAGCCCATCTAGGCGTGACTGGCTGGCTCGTAGCGCCTCCCGGCAGGTTGTCAGCCGGTTCTCGGCAATCTTGTAGGCGAGGAACTCGGCTTCGCACATTCCGTGGGCTCGGTCTGCCACCTCGTCCACTGTCAACTTGTCCTTGCTCAGAGCCCTCACCTGCAACCGGGCTTTGGCGTAAGCGGTCTTGAACTCTGCCTCGTAGTGAGCAGCGTCATCACCGGCATTGGCAATCTCGTCCACCAGTTCCTCGATGCGCTTCAGGCTCTTGGCAATGCCCTCATGGACTGCTTCAACTGTGATCATTGTCTACCTCCACCAGTCTTGCCATGATCCACTCGACCACCGGGACGGCGACAGCGTTGCCCATCTGCTTGTAGCGAGCGCTGTCGGCCTGCTCGACCAATCCCTTCTTCTCGTCTATCCGGTGCGTCGTCCAGCCATCAGGGAAGCCCTGAAGCCTCTCGCACTCCATTGGAGTTAGTCGTCGAACGGTTGCAGGTGTTGCTACTCCGTGTATCAACATTTCCTTTGTCAAGGTGTATGAGGGGCCGTTCTCTGGGCCGAACCCCGTTCCTCTTGGGCCGTTGTGATCTTGACGACCAATCATTCCTCCGTGCATTGGATAGGCAATCATTGGCGTATTGTTGCCGCCGGTTCCCATTCGAGCCTGCAACGTCGGTGTTGTTTCTTCAGTCATTCGTATTCCATCCCCGTGTCCTCCGGTATCAAATATAAGCACCGTTGCTTTTTGGTCTGCCGTGTTAGTCACGGTTCCCCTGACATCAGCACAAAGTGATTGCTTTCTACCGTTTCCGTTCCTTTGGCTCCAGCCATACCCAGAGCAGTTAGTGGCCCTACCTTGACATCATTAGGGTCAATAAGGACTTGCCCGTTTCCGGTTGCCAACGTCAGCGACTGATCCGTGCTAATCAAGGGGCCTTTGCCCCCCCCCCGGCTTTCCTTCTCGCATTGTGAGGAGGACAGGTAAGGCGACACCGGCTCCGTCACCTCCGACTCGGAGGGTAGGGAAGTTGTCGGTGCTGGGTTGGATGTGCAGTCCTTGTTTGTGGCCGAAGCCAATAGCGCTCTCTCCAGCATCGGTGGCAGGCTTTTTCCTCGTCGGCTTGCTCGCCTCAAGATGCCCTCGCAGGCCTTCGCTGAGAGCGAGTATTTCCGCAGATGCGGCCCCGTTGTCTCCAGCACATCCGACAATGAACACTCGACGGCGACGCTGGGCGACTCCGAAGTATTGAGCGTCAAGCACACGCCATGAGACGCCATACCTCCTGTCAGTAAGCGCCCCGATGACGACTCCCATGTCTCGTCCTCCGTTTGATGACAGAAGGCCAGGGACGTTTTCGAGGACGAGATATTTTGGCGATAACTCATCCACAAGCCGAACAATCTCCCAATATAGGCCGGAGCGTTGTCCGGCAAGACCGGCACGTTTGCCAGCGACCGAGAGGTCTTGGCACGGGAAGCCGCCGGTAATAATCCCTCGATCGGGAATGAATCCTGCTGCTCGGAGTTCATCTCCACTCACTTTCGTCACGTCCTCGAAGTGTGTCGCTTCGGGGAACTGGTGCTGTAATACGCCTCGGGCGTTCTTGTCGATTTCTACTGTCGCTACTACGTTGATGCCGTTGCGCTGCATAGCCAAGTCAAAGCCTCCTACGCCTGCGAACAGCGATACTGCGGTGAGGCTACCAGTCATGGCAGTCTCCTTTCTGGTCTGGGACGGGGAGCCCGTGCTGGATGACGGTGGCGACGTAGACCTGCTGCTCTGGTGTGGCGAGGTAGGGAACCGCAGCGAACCGCAGCCCTCCATGATGCTCCCAGTTCCACTGTGTGATGCCGAGCCCTCCGGCGTAGTGACCACGCTGCGCCCAGTTGTGAGTCTCGCAGATATAGACCCGAGTCCACTGGTGCATGACCTTTGGCTCAATGAGGTGACGCACCGTTGCCGGGACAGGTGGGTGGAACGGAGCCGACACAGCGTGTGTGTTGCCGACCTGCAGGATTGAGGTCAGGCTGACGGTCAGCGTCACGATTGCCTTGCGTATCACTCGTCCTCCTCCTCTTCCTCGTCAACCGGGACGCTCTCCCTGTATGCCAGTTCCTCGGTGTCGAGCCAATAGAAGTGATCGGATAAGCCAGCCTGCAGTCCGTCCATCAGTTTCTGAAACACTTCCCACGTCATCTTGATGTGCGTCTGGTTCTTGAAGTCGGTCATGCTGCTCCCCACAGGATTGCCTTGCGTCCGGACTTGGTTCTGGTCTCTCCCACTTGGGACACCTTCCCTTCCTTTGTTAGTTCGATTCGTCGTGGTCGTGCAGTGTTCGGAGCGAGTCCGAGTGAGTCGGCAATCTGCTCGTCGGTCATGGGCTGGAGCCGCAGTGCAGTCAGCACCATGTCCCGGAGCGTTGCGGTCTTCCCCACCATGCTCTGCGCCGCAGCGATGCTGGTCGCAGTGTTCTGGTAGGGAGGGAAGTCAAAGAGTGTGTATCCCATTACTCACCTTCCTTGCCTGCTTTGATGAGTTCTTCAAGCGCTCGGTCAATGCGAGCCGACTCTGCTGGGGTTAGGATTGTTGTCCCTTCGGGCTGATTGCGGATGTCATCCAGAACATTGTGGTAGTTGCGGAGTGCCTGCTCGTAAGTCATCATGCACCTGCTCCGTCGAAGCCGCCAATCTGCCACGCTGCTTCTTGTGCGTCACGCAGGTTGTCAAAGTTGTTGATGATCTGCCGATAGTCCTCTAAGCGATAGCACTTCTTGCGACGAGTGCTTTCCTTGATGATTGTGAACTGACCAAGTTCCCACTCAGTTCCCTGCTCCACCTCACGCCAAAGTGTTGTTGCCATGTGTCCTCCTCAGAACTCGGCGTTGTTGCCGATGACTCAAGTATAAGTCCAGCCGATGGACAGTTTCAAGTCATTTCGCAAAGATTTTTTTGGGAGGCTGAAACCCTTGAAATTACTGGGGTTTCACACGACGTTTCGCCATGTAGCATGCGCTGCAGAGTCCTGATCGCAGTCGGTCTGCCGGTGTGCATTCAACGATGCGAGCGCACTCTTTGCACTCGGTGATGGTCGCCTTCTTCGCTCGCTCACCACCATCTCTGACGAATCGCACGAGGTCATCAACGGTCATGCTCATTCGTGCCATCTCGTCCATCAGTCGGCTGATGTCACGCACTGCATCGAACACCGGGTCAGCAACTCGTGACTCGTTCATGCGGATGACTGCAGCCAACGTAGGGTCGGAGTGTGAACCCTTCCCTCGTGGGCCTGATGGCGTGGCATCGCTCACTGCTCGTGTGCCAGCCCTACGACAGAGGTCGAGCAACACACCGTCAGTAAGTTTGTCCATCGTCTTCGCAACGATGCGACGATCTCGGATCAGTCGGTCAGAGTTCTTCACTTGCTCTCTCCAATGACGGAGAGGACAACACCGATCGCAAGAATTGTGAACACAGTTAGAACCGTCATTGTTTCCTCCGGGAGATGATCTCCATGATTCTATCCCACTGGCTCGGTCTCCAGACGTAGACCTCAGCGCACGGAATCAACTGCAGTTCTGCCAGCACCTCGTCCTGAGCCGGGCTGGTCTTACCCTTCTCACGCTTCAGTTCAGCGAAGATGAGGCGCTCGCCACGCCAAGCAGTGATGTCAGGATAACCAGACAGTGAGGCACGTCTGGAGTCCGGCACGGAGTAGACGTTCCATCCGTTGAGGCGCATCGCTTGTGCGAGGTTCTGGTGGAAGGTCTTCTCAAGGTCGGTGTCCTTCCACGCAGCCTTGCCAAAGAGTGGGTCAGTCGTCATTCCCTAGCCACGCTTCGATGATTGCTGTGAAGGGTTCTGACTTCCCCTTAGCCTTGATTGCTTTCTTGCGCTTGCGAGGTGTCCGGCGTGTGGCCTTGTGCCAGAAGACGAACTCGTCCACCTGACCTATCCTGAAGTGACGTTCTCTACCCTCGACCATATATCTCCCTTGCTCGTGCTGCTGCTACCAAGTCTGCTGATGTGGCGATGCTCCACGAGATGGTGAATCCGTGTTCATTGGAGAAGGCTGGGTTCTCCGTGATGAAGGTGTGGCATCGGCGGCACAAGGCGAGGCAGTTGTCCTCCAGCAAGAAGTCACCACCACGACCTCGTGTGAGTATCTCGTGGACATCGGTTGACCAGTTGGAGCAGACACCGTGAATCTGAGCCTCGCAGTTTGGGCGCTCCTCCAGCATCCTCCGGACAAACAGCCTGCGAGTCACGTTCAACTTCTGGCGCTTCTTTGAGACTGGGTTGATACGACTACGCTTCACCGTCTTCCTCCATGTCTTCTATGCCTTCAATCGTGAAGGTCTCACCGGGAAACCAGTTGCCTTCAGGCCACTTGTCGTGCAGGTTGAAATACTGGACTGTCCACGCCAAGCACTTGAAGCAGAAGTGTGGGTGCGCTCCCCAGTAGGACTCGACTCTCTCCAGACACCACGCAGTGCAGCCATCGCACTTTCCCGGCAACCAGTGGGCTGCCTTGTGGTAGTTCCGTCTGACAGCCTCGATGATGTCAGGGTCGGTTGACCCGATGATCGTGAGTTCACCTCGTGCCGAGTTGTTGTTGACCGAGATGTCCTTCCTCCAGAGTTCGCAGAGCAGCGAGAGGTAGTCATCATGTTCTTGTGGGTTGTCCTCTGTTGAGAGTTTCACA